CTCGACAAGTATAGCGCCAGAACAGAAAAAATCACTTTGAAGACCAGTCTGGATCATAGAGTATATCATCTCCAGATTTTCCTCGTCATCAACCTTGAGCTTTTTGGCGTTTTTTAAGATAAGTTTATGTATAGCTGGGTTTTTAATTACGCCAGCTTTACCGGAGCACAAATCTTCAAAATACTTCTTATGCCTATCAGTTAATAGAAGCTCAAAAATTAAGTGGCAAATTGTGCCTCTAGATGCCCCAGAGTTGGAGATATCAGGCATCTTAAAAATATATTTAGTATAGTAAAGCCAACTGCATCCTTCGGCAGTTTTGATTTTACTAGCACTTAGCTTTACTTTTTCTACGGCGCTCATTGTATTGAATTATACCAGTTACTGATCAGAGATCTATCTTTTAAATGCATTTCACCGAAATCTTTTGCTCCAAATGGCAGTTTTATTTCTACTTGACTGGGATCAAAGTAGTTCAAAAGTCTTTGCTTGGCAGATTCCGCAGCCATGTTTCCAGCAGCATTATTGAAGCTGTCGTCATTAAAGGCAATTACAATTTTCTTAGGATTGTACCCGATGAGAGAATAAACAATCTTTGGCGAAAGATTCAACCCAAAAGATACTATACAATTATTTATTCCATTTTCTCTTAGAGCAAGCATATCGCCTATGCTTTCGACAAGAATTATTTCTTTGGAAGATTTAATGTCTTTAGCGTTAACTTTAAGAGGGAACGCCCACTCTTTCTTATCTCCAATAAGTTTCCATTTTGGGCGACCTTCTAGGCTGATTTTAGAGACATCTCTGCCAGCAAAGCCAACTATTTCATCCTTGCAGTTGAATATTGGGAATACATATCGATTGAACATCTTGCCAGTGGTTGCAACACCGCCTTGAAAAGGAGCAAGAGTTTGGCTTGATATTCCTCTGTTGCTCCAATAAGAATCGTCTCTAAGAAGCTTGATCAATAAAGACTTATCAAATACAGTGGTTTGAGTTGTAGTTACTCTTTGCTGATGCTCTTCTTCATTAGAAGTATTGATTCCTTTTTCAGAAATCCATTTCTTAGCTTCATCTATAGACTTTAATTTAAGAGTTAACCTAACTAAATCTTCTATAGACCCACTAATATTTTCTTTGAAGTCAACCCATTGCCCAGAATTCTTCCAAATCCTGAGTACGTTATCGTTACCAGAATCTCTATAAAGAGGTCTGGTTCTGAATTCTCTGCCATGATCTGTCAGAGTGTAACCGATATCTGTTAGTATCTGTCTTACTGATTCGCAATCGTTCATAGAACTTCGCCATCACCAGAGTCATCAAGTTCGGGCCTCAAAGCTTTAGCAGACAAAACATCCTCTAAAGTTCCAGTCTCCTCAACATTAAAGTTATTAATATTGAAGCTTATATAATTAGGAGCGTATTTTATCTTCTTGCCCTCTTTGATCCTAACTAAATCATGATGACCGGCGGAATCCTTGCCTTGGAAACGCGTGGCCAGAGGAATGAGCTTATGAGACCCAAACTCTGGTCCATCATCAGCAATCTCTTCGACGCTCTTGCGCCGAAAAATGGCAACGAATGACGCGAACCATTGGAGCCGATCAGATTGAGAAATCGCGCTGCTATCATCAACGCCGTTCTCAGCGCTTCGGTTAAGTTGGCAAGCAGTCAAGATTGGAACATTCAATTCTGAGCACAGCTCTTTCAAAGCGTTGACTTTTTCGCCAATCAACTGATGTTCTTGTTTATTCTTATCAGACTCGCCGGTAAGCTTAATATAATCGTATACAATAACACATTGATTTCCTCTGCCTACCTTAGAGAAATACCAGCGCTTCACGATAGATACAACTTCTTCAATAGGTTTACCAGCTACCTGAAGGTGATCTACTTGGTTGCTTAATGACTTAATCTTGCTTTTGCTTTCTTCGAATTTCTGGAATAGGCTCACATTCTTTTTCCAATTGCCAGTCTCAAGATGCCAAACTGGAATGCCAGTCAAAGAAGATGCTATTCTGAACTTCATGTCTATAGTAGACATTTCAGTGTCTAGAACCAAAGCTCGACAGCCTTTGTTTATCGTGGTGATCTTGATGGCTAGATCGTTCAAGATCGTTGATTTTCCGTGCTTTGGGCGGCTTACCCAAGCATAGATATTACCGGGGCGAATACCACCATAAAGACGATTAAAGTTTTGATATGGGCTAATTAAGCCAGTATCTTGGATCGGATTATTCCCGCGTTCTTCGATAATTTCTATAACATTAGCAGTTATGTCTTCAGGCTTATTATTTTCAGCAGCATAAACACAAATCTTGCTATTATAAATCTTATCTGATTCGTTGATGATTTCTTCGATTGGCTTTTCGGCGCATGAATTAGCAAATTTTTTGATCTCGTCTCCGGTTTGTTCTATCTCGCGGCGGATTCTGAGTTTAAGAAGCTCCTTAGCACCTTCAATCAAGCCAGCTTGAGACGTTGGAATAAGGCAAATACTATTGACATAATTGAAAATATCAATAGACTGATCTTTAAATGTTATGCCAAGATTCTGGCACTTCTGGGATATCAGAACTTTGTCTATCTGCTCTCCCTTATTAAAGGTCTCTTTAAAGACGCAAAAAATAGTATAATGAACCTCATTGATGAAATCGCTGTCGCTAATAAAAGCTTCAATGTCAGCAAATGAAGTTGGGAATCTGATTAGTCCAGATAATACGTATTTTTCTACCTGTAGTGAATATATCGCCATTAAAGTTTGATGTTAAATTTATCTACGAAAAACTGCTCTGTTAGGTTTTTTACTTCATCTTCATAAATCTCCACCAATTGAAACTTATTTAAAGAAAGCCACTTTTCTTTAGCGACATCTCTCTTAATAGACTTCAAATAGTTTAGACGCGAATCTCCATGAAAGAATTTATTATAAGCAGAGTGCTGCTTTCCATGGACCTCTACAGCTATTCTTAGAGTAGCGTTAACGATATCGACTTTGAGTCGAGATCCGAAAACAGGAAACTCTTCGTAGACAATATGATTTTTCCAGTACTGTTTAAGAAATTGCTTGGTATTAAATTGTACTTTGGATCGAGAAGCCGCCTCCCAATCTATCAAATATTGAGAGACGTTTTTGCTTACAACCTTTCCATATACATTAAAAAGCTTCATTTCTTAAGAGCGCTAATAAACTTATTGAAAAGATACTTGGTAATATCTTGATGCTCTTCTAGGAAGTTCTTTAGATTAGCCTCTCCTTGATGCTGCTTTGGCATTTCAAGGCTGTTATCGGCAAGTTCTTTGATAAGTTCATCAGTGATAGTGATCCAAGCTCCCTTGGCATGAGCGAACTCCCAAGCCAAAAGCTGGTCTACAATCTCGTACTCGACCCAAACGCTTGATCCGTTAGAGCGGCCATACTTAATTGGATAGCGAACTTCTCTGCCAGACTTCTCGTTAGGAGTCTTCTTAAAGACAATCTTGCACCAATGCCCGACTGGATTACCTTCTCCCTTTGCGTTAGCGTAAATAAAATCCTTATTCCATCTCTGCTGGAATTCTAGAATCCAGTCTGAATAGTGGAGAGCAGCATTTCCGCCGCTGGCATTAGTGACCTTTGGATCGCCCTTCTCATACGGATTGATCTTAATAGAAGATCTAACCTGAGAAATAATAAAACAAACATGTCCGCGAGAAGAGAAAGCCGCAGCCATCTTCCTCAAAAGATCAGAGGTGAGCAATGCCGCTCCAGCAGTTTTATTCGCTTCGGTGGCGGACTTCGCCAGATCGTTTCTAGGAACCAATGCGTCTAGACTGTCGATAATAAAGAAATAAATATTTCCATCATCGTTGTCTTTGATGAGTTCGCGCATAGTGTCGGTAACGAATTCGTAGTCGTTCGTTGGGATCACTCGCCACTTGCTTGGATCTGTATTGACGCCAGATCTTGCAACCATGTTTTCGCTCAAGCGCCCTTCAGATTTAATATAAATAATGCAACCCTTTTCTGGATGCAAGAGCTGAAAATTACGAGCAAACGATAAAGCATTGCTGGTTTTTCCGCCTTCAGTAATTCCTGAAGACCTGATGATACCGGGATGGATTCCGCCGCCCATTTCGATATCCAAAGTAAGGCTTCCGCTGCTTACAACATAATCAATATTATTGTCAAAAGCGTAGTGGTGGTCTTTGTTTCTATTAAGAATGCTATCCAGCACCTTAAGCTTGCCTGAAGAATTTGAAACCTCGGCTTCTTCTTGGACTTCTTTTTTTGGTCTTGCCATATTATTTATTGTTGAAAATATTTAAAAACTGCTTGAAAGATGTGGGTTTTAAAACAACCTCCGTTGGAGGCGCGACAGGATTATCTTCTAAAACTATTTCTTCCTTTTCAAAAGAAAGAGATTGATATTTTTTGATATCGTTTAAGAAATTTTTTCCATTGTCTCCCAGAAACCAAGTAAGAGAGATGACCTTTGTCCTTCCCTTAAGGCTAATCAACCAATCAAAACCGTATTCTTCTATCAACTTGGTTGCAATTCGCATCTCATTAGGCCAATTGCAAGATTTAGTGTCAGAAAGAAATAAAATAATAATCTGCTGCTGCTGGCTTAGCTTTCTTGGTTTCTTCGTTTTAGCAGTCATCGTTCCAACTATGCGTGGTTACGAGGATTTGTCAAGCAAAGAGATGTCGTGGGCAACCATTTTTTTCACCAAGCTCTTGAAATCAACTTTCGGGGACCATCCAAGCTCTTGTCTGGCAGGGATTGAATTTCCCATCAATAAATCTACTTCTGCTGGTCGATAAAACTTTTCATTTACTTTAACTAAAATAGAAGAACTTGGATCATTTGATATGGCATATTTTGTTGATACGCTATACTCTTCATTTATTCCAGATCCATGCCAAATGCCATCTATACCAGCCTCATTAAAAGCAATTTCTACAAACTCCCTGATAGAATGAGTTTCGTCGCTAGAAAGAACATAATCTTTTGGCGTATCTTGATTAAGCATTTTCCATACTCCATCAACAAAATCTTCGGAGTCAGACCAGTCTCTTTTAGCGTCTAGATTACCTAAATTAATTGGGTCGAAAACTTTGCCGTTTTTTATAGCATGATATATTCTGGCTACGCCTTTTGTTATTTTTCTAGTAACAAACTCTTCGCCTCGCTTGACGCCTTCATGATTAAATAAAATACCGTGGATAGCGTAAAGATTGTAAGATTCTCTATAAACTTTCACCAAGTGCCTTGCGGCGGCTTTAGAAGCTCCATATGGGCTTCTTGGGCGGATTGGATGGTTTATGTCTTGAGGGATGGCTGCAACGTCTCCGAATTCCTCGCTAGATCCAGCAGAATAAAATCTACAATCTGGTTTGAATCTCCTTATAGCTTCGAGACATCTAGCTACTCCTGAAGCGTTGGTATCAAATGTTTGCAATGGTATAGTCCAGCTACACCCTACAAAACTCTGAGCACCAAAATTAATAAAATAATCTGGTTGAATTTCTCTAACTATGTTGTCAATACTGACGCTATCAGATAGATCTCCATACACAAATTTAAATCTAGGATCGTTTAAAAAATTAGTACAATTTATAAAATTTGGATTAGAGCTTCTTCTAATCATCCCATAAATTTCAGCAGAAGTATTTTTTAGCAAATATTCCGCCATATTCGCTCCATCTTGGCCAAGAATGCCTGTGACGATGATTTTCATTAGAACTCAATTCTGCCGAGTAAAATATCCTTCAACATAACCCAATCAGAAGCTTTAGCCCAAAGAGGGTTTTTAAAAGCTGCTGGTTTGTTTTTCTCAATGAAAAAATGCCCACTCCACGCAAATGGATACACTACGAAAGGCAGCGCTATGAACATCGGCAAAAAAAGTAAAGACTTCCAAAATACTAAATAAACACAAGTAATAAAATAAGCAATAGTAACTAATTGTCCAAGAACGTGAAGTCTTCTGTTCCACTTATTCTTATGGAGAGTCAGATACATTTGATAGTATTCTTTAAATGTCATAGGTTTGTTTTAAGCAAATCGCTTGATGAATATATTTTAGGCAAATCCAATACGATTTCAAAAATATTATTATCTTTGCAAGCCTGAGATTCCGCTGAAACAAGATTGCCTTGTTTTCTATCTCCGCTGTTAAAAAAAGAGATTCTAGATTTAGGAAAAGATTGCCTAATTTTATTTAAAGTAGCGCATTGAGTTTTATCTTTATCGAGTGAAATTATTGAAAGGTCTACAGATCTCAAACTGGAAACAATTTTTCTTCTATGCTCTTCGTCCATGAATCGCTTAGAGCCTTTCAAAAAAACTTGTAAATCGCTATTAACTACAGCTATCAAAAAATCGCAATTCTTTTTAGCGCCATCTATATACTCTATATGTCCATAATGTATTGGATTAAAATATCCAGATACAATTCCGATATGCAAGTCATCTAGAAGATATTTCATTGGAATTATTGAATATTGTATAAGCTCCATTGTAGTCAAAATCAAACTCTAGGATATTGTCAGAAAAAATTTCAGATATCTTTTTCTTTACGCTAGGATCGCATAGAATTAAAACAAAACCACACCCTCCTGCTCCAAGTAGTTTAGCCCCATAAGCTCCAGCATTCATGCATGTAGATATTATAGAGTCTACAGATTTAGTAGAAACATGACTTGAAATTTTAGACTTCTCAAGCCAGGCGTCATACATTAGCTTGCCCATAGACTTAATATCCTCAGAAAGAAGATGAGAATACGCTTCGTGAGCGAGCTTTAGAATAGGAGTTTTATCTTTATTTTCGTGAGATTTTGCGACGTTATCAGAAACTCTTTGCTCATTCGAATAAATAAGCACCATTGAATCTCGAAGATGATCTCTGAATTCGTTTGTTATAGATAAAGGCTTAACAAAGAAATCTCCATTCTTTTTTATTTCTATTGTGTTCAATCCACCATAAGCGGCCCAAATTTGATCTTGTATTCCGCCGCTCTCTTTTAGTATATTTCTTTCTATTTCTATAGCATCTTTAGCTATTTGTTTTTTAGATATTTCTTTTCCTAAAAAAGTTCTAAGCAAATGACTCATACCTACGCAGTAAGAAGAAGATCCGCCTAGTCCAGTGCGCGATGGAATGTCTGAAAATGAAATAAATTCAATTGACCCATTGATTCCAAAAT